TATTTTATAGCCAAATTGTGCCACGAAAAATTTTCTTAAAAAGTTGTTTTTTCGAAAAAACCGTGTTATAGTATGCATACATTGAATGAAAAGAGGATTTTGCCATGACCACACCAGCCTTTGAAACCGCCCTGAGTTCGTTTGTTGTGTTGGCCAATGCCCGCCTGAATGAGTATTTCGAGCGCCATTTTCCGAACATTCCTCGCGAAGTAATCAGCGTTGCCGCTGGCGGTCGTAAATACGCCAAATTGGTTGCCCGCCGCGATGATGCCGGTAAAGGTGGCTGTGTTTATGCCTTCGTTGACAAGAAAACCGGCGAAATTTTCAAACCAGCCAGTTGGGCTGCCCCCGCTGCCCATGCGCGCGGAAATGTTTTTTCTGAATACAATGGTGAAGAAGCATTGAGCGATAACGGCTCTCACATTCGGTATCTGTAAGGAGATTGGAATGAGTAAATCAAAAGATGTGGTTGGCGATGTCTTTTTTGCAATGATAGTGTTTCTTAGTGGCGGTTTCATTTTGCTGCTTTTGAACAGTTATGTTGAATTCAAAGAACGCCAAAAAATTGATGTGCCAGCGTATTCGATTTTCAAGCAGGCAAAGGAAGACTGCGAAAAAACCATTCCGCGAAACCAAACCTGCTCTTTTGAGTACCGATATGTTCCAAAATGAAAACAATCACGCCGGAACTATTGAAGAAACATGCGTATGATGTTGACGAATCTACTGGATTGATATTCGTCAATGCGTATCAGTTGTGTTGTTGTCTGTTGGAGAAAGGAGAGCCGATTCCAGACACATCGTTTGAGCTTGAGCAAATGAAAAAGTAGTGATGTCATTTTCAATTCAACCCTGTTATACTTTGCACCTATAGACAAATTCTCACTGTGGCGAGCATATCGCGATTCTAGGAATCAAAAACGCCCAGTGGTGATAACACACAGGATTATGGATTAACATGTCATTTATGATATATCATTCGACGAGTGCTATTCGATTCTCAGAAAAGTATTTGTCAGAACATGGACATTGACAACATGAGCAAACGCCCGCCATTTGATTTAGACTCGGCTCGGAATGCGTCTATTAACAACAATGTTCGTTTTACTGCATTGTACAACCATGTCATTTCAAATTTTCCACACCCAGACAATAAACTCAAACCAGTGAAATTTTCTAGTGTCACCGATGTGTCCAGAATACAAGCAACAAAACGATTTGTTAGGTCTTCTCTTAACAAAGACAGTGATGTTGTTGTTTATGAACAAACCCACAATATTGGGGTGAGTAACGCCGATGTACATTCGTGGGATTTTTATTTTGCGAATGGGGTTGGTGTTGATGTACAACGAGTACACAATGAGAACAGTAAATTCAATATTTTGTTTGGTCGGTTGTACTCAAAAGACAACAATCGTGTGCCATGCGACAGGATAATCCGAGAAGCCGGAATGTTTGGGATAATATGCCCAGAAGACAAATATGTCGATGATATTGGTAATAGTTGTGTTTTTGGTTTTGATTGTGCTGACTTGAGACCACAATTAAAACCACACCACAACAGGAAAAATTTTTTCTTGCATGAAGTCGAGTTTATGACAGCCATTACCGAGATAATAACCAAATCAAATGCTGCGTCGGATATCAACGAAAAATTTATGTTTAAGCATCGAATTGGCAGTGGTGGTGGAGATTTTACCGACAATTTCATGCTCGGATACACCGGAGTGTCGCTTGATGAGTGTAATATTATTCTACGGCTAACAAAAACAATGAGTTGGTTGCCAGGATGGTGTTGATTTTTCCAAAATACCCATTGGATATAAATACTGGTATGGACGAATGTTGGAGTTATTCATGTCAAACAAAATCAAACCAGCGTTGTATGCTCTTTGGGCTATCGTATACAAATTGTCAATTTTTCCTTTGGAAGCAATCGCTTGGATTGTTGGCGTGTTTCTTACCGGCGTCCTGATTGCGCTTGACAAAACAGAAATCGTCGATAACCCAGAAGAAGAAGCAACCCATCCAGAAGGTTGGAAGCTGGAAATTTTTCCACAAAAATGGATGACCCTGTATAACAATTACGACAATGGTATGCAGGGCGATTCTCGTTGGTGGAGAAGCCTAGCGGAACAAGGCAAGAGTCCACTGTCAAAGTGGCAGAAATTTGTATGGACAAATTTTCGCAATCCAGCAAATGGTTTCCGTTGGATTGACCCAATCTTTAGTTATTATGCACAGAATGTAGGCTTGCCAGAATATGTTGGCGATTACTACATTTCAGACAAATATGGAATCGAAGGTTTCCGTATTATCTGGGTTAAGACAAAATCTTTCCCATACTTGTATTCCGGTATCTACTATGTTAAGGTATACAACAAGAATGCAAAAGTAGGCTCGTTCTGGCACGGTAGATACTTTGTTGCCAGAATTGGATTCAAAACATCGCCAGACCATACACCAGAAAACAGAACCAGCCCCGTTGGTTCCGTGTTTAGAATCTGGCCATTTGACAAACACGACGGTGCCGAATAACATGTCATCTAAACCAAAACAGAAAGGCGTTATCGCCAGACGAAATTTGGCTGCTATGTCAGATATCATGCGTAAAGGTGGAGCGCACAGGATTTCCAATAAGGCAATTCGTGCAAAGGAAAAGCGCAAGTGGAAAGAAGATAATGGACTCGCATAACGACGACGATTTTGAAAAAATTTTTGAGGATTACATTATGGAAACGAAAGACATTGACGCAAAAAAACTAATTGCCGATATCGGGATTGCCAAGGCCGGTCAATATTTGGCAGACGCAATCAAGAAACATGTTGTGCGAATCGAGTTTACGAAAAAAGATGGTACCAATCGGGTTCTTGTTGGTACCACAAAACCAAACCACATTCCAAAAGACAAGAAGCCAACCGGTGATGACACCAGAAAAAAATCAACCGAAGTGGTCGTTGTTTTTGATTTGGATAAGTCTGAGTGGAGAAGTTTTCGTATCGACAGCCTAACAAAATTCAGGATTGTTTCTTAACTCTTCATGGCGAGGATTAACCATGCCAAGAAAAACAAAACAAGATGATGGGGTGGTTATTAACTTTCCGAGTGAAGAAGAACGGGTTGCCATTAAAACCCAGAAAATCGAATCCGAATCAACCGACGGATACGAAGAAGAATATGACCCATATGTCGACCCGCTACTGAAAGAAATTCAAGTAACCGTATTGGAGTTACTTGATGATGCTGGTGTTGATATTTCCACACAATCCATGGCCAAGGCATTTGCTATGATGACCTTTGCGCTAAAAGCTGGATTGATGGAAGAGCAGGGCAAAGAATATTTTTTCCAGTATTTCACTGATGATTTTTTCGAAGAAGTGGATTGTGTCATCGAAGAAGTTGACCCGGACGATTTTATTGACTCTCCTGTATCAACGACTTTTGTTATGACGGATGAATACTATGATGGCGACGAAATTGAAATTCTTGGTGATGTATTGTATTTCCAGTTGCCAAGTAAAGAGGATGTGTCTGAATAATTTCTTAATGGAGAATTGACATGAGTTGTACTAATGGCATTGTTTGTTTTGAAGAAGGTATTGTTGCCAGAATTGGAAACCAACCAAAAAGCGATAATCCATATGCTCGCGGAACACCAAGTTACAATAACTGGAACGACGGTTGGGCAACACAAGATTTTGAATTGCGAGACCTTCCGGTTGACTTGTTGATTCAGGAACAAGACTCGTTTTATGGGGATACGAATGAAATCTACTAACGACCAATCCGTGCTGGACTTTGTTAAGGAATTTGTGTTTGATGGTAATTCTCCGTCGGACATTATATCCGTTGTCCGGATGCATTCTGGTGATGTGTTCCCAAAAGAATTTGCGCGCGGTAAAGTCGATGATGTGATAATCGTCGAGGGCAGAACCGAGGTGTTTATCATTCCAATAGGAAGCGGAAATGCTTGTTATATATACGACAACAACGAGTTTCCTGTAATGGCACTTGCTGTTGGTACCAAGAGCAAAGAAATTTTATTGCTAAAACAACCCAAACACGCGGTCGAGTTTACCAAACTAAGCACTACTTTTTTCTTGTTTAATTTATTTACCTTGCCACTGGAAACACTTCGTTTTATCAAGCGCCATTTATTCAAAAGAAACTTTGAGTGAGAATTGTTTATGCCGATGTATGAGTATCATTGTGATTCGTGTGATTCGTGTTTTACCGAAATCAAAAGTTTTTCGAAATACAAAGAACCAGAAGCCGAACCATGTCCATCATGCAAAGCCGAGAATTCTGTCAAGCTAAGAATATCCAGCCCGCCAATGCTGGTGTCTGGAACGCAAACGCATATCAAAACGCCAGACGGATTTAAGGAAAAATTGAAATCAATGAAGAAGGCGTACAGGGGTTCTACGATAGAAATCAACTAACCACCACAAAAAGGACTTAGCTAGTAAATGGCAAAAAATAAAAAACGACAACTGCCATATTATGAACACTTCCAAAAAATTTCACCGCTGACTGAAAACCAAGACGCCGCATTTCGCTCATTTCGAGAGGGCAATCATCTATTGTTATTTGGCATGGCCGGTACTGGCAAAACATTCATTTCCATGTATTTGGCGTTCGAGCAACTTTTTGATAAAAATTCACCATACGAACATTTGGTAATTATCCGCAGCGCGGTGCCTTCCCAAGACTTGGGCGCGCTACCCGGAACATACGAAGAAAAGCTATACCCATACCAAGAACCATATGATTCCATTTGCGACTCGCTATTCAAGACAAAAAACAACTATGATGACCTGAAAGAACGCGGCTTCCTGACTTTTATGCCAGTGTCTTACATACGGGGCATAACCATAGACAACTCAATCATCATCGTGGATGAGTGCCAAAACCTGAACTACCCACAACTGGCCAGCGTTATTACCCGCGTTGGGTCAAATTCCAGAATCATTTTTTGTGGTGATTATGAGCAGTCTGACCTAAAAAAACAATCAGAAAAAGATGGGATACTTGGGTTTACCCGTATCCTAAATAATATGGCGTCGTTTCGCAGCATAAAATTTGGCGAAGACGATATTGTCAGAAGTGACTTGGTAAAAGAATTCTTGATAACTGAACGGAAATTTGGAAAATGTTTGGATTAAATTGCACCAGCGGAAAAACATCACACGAAATAAAAATGACCAGAACCAGTAGTGACTCCAATTCTACTATTGGTGAAATGATTGTTGATGATGCCCACAAGTATGCCACATGCGAAGATGAATATCGCACAACAAAGATTGCTGGCGAAACCAGAATTCCGGCTGGTCGATATAAACTGGAATTCCGGAAAGTCGAAAGCCCAATGACCACGAAATACAAAAACCGATTCCCTTGGTTTACTTGGCACATCCAAATCATGGATGTTGTAAATTTTGAAAATGTGTATATCCACATTGGCAATACCGAAAAAGACACCGACGCGTGTATCCTGATTGGTCGTGGCTCGTTGTTAAATGGAAATGGTGGTGGAACTATTACACAATCAACCTCCGCATACGAAGAGTTTTATAAGTGGTTTTCAAAAAAGGCGGAAATGCGCGAAAATGTATACCTGACCATTGTGGACGCCGACCGATGAAAGACGCTGCTTCGTTTCGCATAGACACTTTGTTGGAATCTTCTATTGCCGAGTTTGAGTCCTCGCGCGCGCCTGTGCCCGCATGTGTACATGATGCGGAATATCTGGATTACCTGAATGTCCTGAAAGAAATAAACAATCCAAATTACTTGGAAGAAGGCGTGATTGACCGATTCAAAAATATTGGTGCCGAACTAAAGAAGATTTTCAAAAATTTCAGGGAAGAAATCGTCAAGGTGGCGCAAGACACTGGTATTGGGATAGACAGCGTTGTTGCTGGTTTCCGGAATAGAAACATGTATGCCATATTGAAAGGATTTGGTTTCAGTATCAAGTCCATGCTTGGTGCGTTGTCAAAAGTATCCGAACTTTGGCGTAATGGGCTGTTTGCCGTTTTTCATGAAATTGCCAACACCGGAATGATGAAAAAAATACAGTCTGGTGCGGCTAAAGCGGACGAAATTTTGAAAAAATATCCAATCCTGAAAAAACTTAGTGGGGTATTAATCGCCGCCCTACTGGTGTATATCTGGATGAACATGACCTTTATTGGCGACCTTGATTACGATTTCAACTTTGAGGCGGTTTTCAATGCATTGATGGGAAACTTCTCCATCGAACAATTGTTCACTGGGGCTTCTGGAATCATGCTCCTGACGCTTTTCGCAACCGGCAGTATCGCGAGTGTACCTTGGCTTGGTTCGCTGCCATACAACCTCCTATTGGCTCTGGTATATACCGCAACCAAGTATGCAAAGAACAAAACCATTGCCGCCAAGCTGGATGCGTTGCGCGGAAAAATCAAATTCAAGAAAATTCCAATAAAAACAAGCACTTATAAAGCTTGACATTCCCATTTCTCACTGTTAGTATGTGGTGTCTATTATCAAGGAAATATCATGGAACGAATTAAAACTTCCGTTATTGAATTTGCAATCGCGGCTGGTATTATTATCGGCCTGATTGCTATCGTGTATGGCCTGTGGACTTTCCATCGCTGGACAAACTACAAGCTGTCATATGAAGACTATGTCGAACAAACTGTTCGTAGTCTTGTTGTTCCGCAATGTATCATTTCAACCACAAACGAAACCAAGTGAGGATTTTGTTATGACAGACGATATAAAAGATGATGAGCAAACCGTTGATACCGCGTCAATTCCTATGCCATTCGAAACATACGAACGCACTCATCATGCAACAGACCCAGATACCAACGAAGAAGTGTCATACAAATCAACCGCTGTTGTTGATAATGATAATTTGGTTGGTTATTGCGCAAGCGTGGCCAAACTGACCACTACTAGCATCGTTGCCCTAATTGACGAGGCATTTCCGGACATTGATGCGAAAAACAATGAGAAGTTTTTCATTGAACTTGCCCAAATGGTTTCCAGTGCATTGTATTTTTCCTCAGTCAAATACGAAGACATGGTGATTCAGACGATTGTCGAAAAAATCGTTATCAAGTTCGTCAAGGAAAACTACGGCATTGATGTTACCGAAGAACAATGCGCAAGGGTTGACAGTATTGATGACATGCCAACCACAAGTGATGTGCCAAAAACCGTTCATTGATGGCACCGACATTATTTAGGAACAAAACATACACCCATAATCCGATAGTCAAATTTGCTGATATTGATGCAGAAACGACTGACTCTGGGCGGGTGTATGTTTTGCCAACTGGTGAACGATATATTTCCGTCACCACATTTCTCAGCAAACTGACGGAGGATTATATTGCCGAATGGGTTGCGCGTGTGGGCGAAGAAGCGGCAAAGGAAATACAAACCGAGGCGTCCACTCGCGGAAACACCATTCACTTGATGTGTGAGCATTATCTGAACAACAGGCCGGATTTCATTCTATCCCAGTCTTCGAGAGACAGGGCATTTTTTTCAAAAATGAAGCCGATGCTCCATGCAATTGATAACATCATCGCGCAAGAAGTGGCTTTGTATTCTCATCGACTGAAACTGGCTGGGCGGGTCGACTGTATTGCTGAATACAAAGGCGTATTGTCGATTATTGATTTCAAGACCAGCAAAAAGGAAAAACAAAAAGATTGGATTCTCAATTACTTTTTGCAGTGCTGCTTGTATTCTCTTATGCTAGAAGAAATGACTGGGATTTCGATTAAAAATCTGGTGGTGATTATCGGTAACGACATGTATCCACCACAAGTGTTTCAGGAAGAGCGCAAAAAATATTTGCCTATCCTGAGAGAAAAACTTTTGCAATATCATCTTAATGATGACGGAGAGTTGACATGACAACGAAGAAAAAACCAATCATTTTGCAAGACATTGATGGGTGCCTATTATCTTGGTTATCAAAACTGCCTGAGTTTTTGGTGAAACGCGGCATTGACCCGACACGAACCATCATGGCCATTGGCAGCAACCATTATCGTTCTGGTGCCGAACTGACTGGCCTTCCAGCAGAAGAAGCCATGCGCTTGGTGTATGACTATAACCGTTCCGAGTACATGAAATATCTGGTTCCATTTCAGGATGCTATTATCCCTGTGAACTTGCTCAAAGAAGACTACGACTTTGTTGCCATTACTGCCATTGGCGACAATCCAGAATCAAAGCGATATCGCATGGAAAACCTGAATTTCTGGTTCCCAAATGCGTTCAGCGAAATCCATACAGTGAATCTTGGTGAATCAAAAACCAAGTTTCTTGAAATGTATGAACCAACTATCTTTGTTGATGACAGCCCAGAATACTGTAAAGAAGCCAAAGAGTGTGGGCACACTGCTATCCGTTTGGTTAGGGATAGTCGCCCAGACATGGTTGGGACAATGCGGTTTGATTCATTTGGTGATGTGGCCAACTATATTCTTGGACATCCGAACTGCGCCAACATAAATATAAAATGAACCACCAATAAGATTCCCATGGAAATATTCGCTTACAAGTGGAATATCCATGAGCGAAGTGATGGAACCACCAAGGTTCTTGTGTATGATGGTCTTATTATTGGGATAGACCTTACATTCGGGTTTGAATTCAGACTGAACCAAGATGAATTGTTCGTTCGGTCTGGGTTATTTTTTGTTGAATCAAAAGAATACAAGAAAAATGAAAAAAATATTGTGTATTGACGGTGGCGGGATTCGCGGAATATTATCAAGTGCGGTGATTGCACAATTGGAAGACATTCTTGGCACCAACATCGCACAACACTTTGACCTTATTGCCGGTACATCGACTGGTGGCATCATTTCCATTGCATTAACAAAACAAGATGATTCCGGTGCTGTTTATTCGGCACGGGAAATAACCGATTTCTATATTGAATTTGGTCGTAGTGTTTTTTCCAAACGCTTGTTCGGGGGAGCATTTTACCCAAAATACAAAAGCGAACCACTGGAACAAGCAATGGAACAGTATCTTGGACATGATATTTTTTACAAATTGTCCACCAAAGTGATGATTACGACATACGACTTGGAATCACGCCGTCCGTATTTTTTCAAAAACTGGAAAGAACGAGACTACATGTGTCCTGTTTACAAGATTGCGACGGCCACATCTTCCGCACCAATTTTCTTTCCGCCAACAAAAATTAATGACATGGTACTTATTGATGGGGCTATTGCGGCAAACAATCCGGCTATGTGCGCATATGCGGAAGCAAAGAAGCTATGGCCAAACGAAGAATTGTTGATTGTTTCTATTGGAACCGGCGATAGCAGACGGCCAATACACTACGACCAAAGCAAAAACTGGGGCGTATTTGGTTGGCTTGATAAACTGGTTCCCATCTTGTCGGATGCACCAACTGGCGTCGTTGATTATCAAATGCGCACGATAAACAGGGACGCATACATAAGACTACAGCCCCAATTGATTAAGTCTAGTCGGTCAATTGATGACGCCAGTCAAAAAAATATCACCGCGTTACTGACAGATGCTAAAATATATTGCCAAGAAAATAGTGAGCTATTAAAAGACACCTGTCGGAAAATTACGCAAAAAACCCATTGACATTGACGATGACTATCCGTATCATTCACTTTTTGATGTGACCATATCTATGCAAGAACACCCAACGATTCCATCCACATCCGCATTTTCGCAAATGATTGAACAGACAGTCCATGATTCTAATGGGCAGTGTAGCTATATGGAAGCGGTCGTTGATTATTGTGAGCGTAATGATTTGGACATAGAGGCGATATCCAAATTGATATCGCCATCACTGAAAGACAAAATCAAAGAAGAAGCAACCCAGAAAAATTATTTTCCAAAATCTGCAAAACTTCCCATATGACAGTGTTGGCTCATAATTACAACAATGCGTTGGAAGGTTACGACGCATACAAAAAATACCTTGCGGTCAAACGACATTTCACAAGCAATGATTATGATTTTTTCGAATATGAGGGTGTGGTTAGTTGCACCGAGAATTCGTTCTTGAAACGAAACGACAAATACATGTTTGTCAAACTGCAACGCAAATATGGTACTGGACTGGACTTGATATCGTTTCTAGTGTCCATATTAAAAGACAATCCATCGACTTGGGTTGGTGGCTTATTAAACGATGAATGTCATGCCAAGCACTTAGCAAGGACAAAGACATTATCCGGATTCGGATATAGGTTCAAACAGGACATCGAATTACTATTTGATGAGTTGCGAGTAACCGATAAACAATCTTTCGTCTCCATGTTCACTGTATCTGGGGACAAAACATATCCGCCTATCGTGGAATATTGGATAACGGGAAGAATACAGCCAGAGACAATCATTGTTCTCAACGCGTATTGTGACTTTTTTCCATACCTTGATAAGCAGATTGGTGAGCAAGATTCTTGGGTTATTCTCAGGGACAATGCACTAAAATATGAGCCGTTTGTGATGTGTGGCGTAAACATGAATTCTGCATATGAATTTTTGGATACGCTGATGAAACAATACAACATAAGCTAAACAAGCGTACATACGGAGTACAAAAACATGGCAAGTTCATTTGCATCCATGAAAAAGAAACGCGGTTCAAACATCCAAGACCTTCAGAAAAAGCTCGAAGCTGCCGGTAAGAATGGCGGTAACGATGACCGTTTCTGGAAACCAACCGTCGATAAGGCGGGTAATGGGTATGCCGTGATTCGTTTTCTTCCAGCACCGCCAAACGAAGAAGAAGATTTCGTAAAACTGTGGAGTCACGGGTTCAAAGGCTCAACCGGAAAATGGTACATCGAAAACTCGTTGACCACTCTCGGACAAGATGACCCCGTTGCGGAATTGAATTCCTACTATTGGAATGTGTTGAAAGATGAAGATACCGCGCGCGCGCGTAAGCGCAAGCTGGCCTACATCGCCAACATCTTGGTCGTGGAAGACAAAGCCAATCCGGAAAACAACGGAAAGGTGAAGCTGTACAAATTCGGTACCAAGATTTTGTCAAAAATCCAAAGTGCCGTAAAACCAAAGTTCGAAGACCAAGAAGCATTCAACCCATTTGATTTGTGGGAAGGTGCCGATTTCACTCTTCGGATTGCAGAAGAAGACGGATATCGTGGATATTCAGAGTCATCGTTCAAGTCGCAATCTGCTGTAGCGGAAACCGACGAAGAAATCGAAGCAATTTGGAGACAGGAACATAGTCTGCAACAGTTCGTTGCGCCAGACCAGTTCAAGCCATATGACGAACTCAAAAAGCAATTGGAG